CGTTGAAAGCCGTGAGGTCATTGACCCACAGCTGTCCCTCGGTGACCGTATGCGGGGAGTCTTTCTTGGCCGCAATAACGCCAAGAACATTCCCATTTCCGACAACCGGCACATCCTCGCCGAGGGGCAAAGTAACCGCGTCTCCCTTTTGAGGCCACGGCAGACAGCTCGTAAAGTAGTCGTGCCGCTTGCCCCGTTTCTGAATCGTGTACAGGCTCGGGAGGTCGTCAGAGTCCGTCTTGGGGACTGTCAACGAGTTTTGGAGGTTCTGATCCCTGAACCACTCGTTGTAGATCAGATTGTACGCCCGGAACGGCAGAGCATTGATGTCGAGGTCATCCACATCGGTGGGGATACCCATGTAGTCAAATATCGTTCCAACGGCGACTCCCGTATCGATATTGACCTGCGGCACCAGTAGGCCGGTGACATCCGTATCCGGGTCCGCTCTTTCGCCGCAAAACGCTTGCCAGCTTTCCCACACAAGCCGGTGGGGCACGGCGAAGAAGAATGTCTCGAGGAACATGTTATCCATGATCGGCGCGATCGGCGTGGCCAGACGCGCGAAGAGAGAGAGGTCGAGCCGGAAAGTATCCCCCGGCAGTGCTTCATCTACATAGATCGGCACCAAGTCGCCGACATTGAATGTGGTCTTGTGGCCGTGGCTCCTGTTGAACACGGAGCGCGGGATTTCCACCCGGGGGATGTTTGAGAACTGGTGAACCATTACGGACTTCATGCTACTTCCTCCTGATAAGGTTTAAAACCGCTCCAACGATCAAGAATAGACCTTGGAGAATGACCGCGATACCTTGCGCGGTTTCGTTGTTTGCGATCATGTAGAGCGTATCGTTCATCAGCCTTTTTCCTTTTTGGTGTCAGTCCGCACAATATCATCAAGAGGGTTTTTGTGCGGACTGCCCGTCCCCCGGTGGGGGAACGGGCTTTTCCGGGGTCTTCAGAACCCCGGCTTTTTCCAGTAGCTGCCGGTTTTCGGGATTGTTGAGAACATCCCACAACCGGGACGGGTCGTTCCCGGCGAGCTTTTTAACCTGAACCGGCAGGGAGGCGAAAGACTCCCTTGCCGCTTCAATACGCCGTTGACACTCGCCGAAATCGCCGAAAAGGCTCACATCGGCGTAGTTGCCCCGGCGCTGTAATCCATCGCCGAGAACGCCCGTTTTGTTGAACCTTTCGATGATTTTATTGATATTCACATCGTTGGCATGATGCTGTTGGGTGAGGCTTGGCTTTTTGAATTCCGTCTGCCGCCTGTTATCCGGGGGAACGAGGGGCGATTTGCCCCGAGCGTAGAAACTCATGATTTCCCCCCGGCAGGATCGCCGGCGTCTGCCGCGGGCGCCTTGTGTCCGCCCGCGGACGCCGGCATGCATGACACGGCAGAGCATACGAATTCCGGTTTGACAGAGTCGAGTTGGCCGGAGAGGTCGTTGAACGAACCGATGAAGAAGAGGTCGAAGTCCTCGGGATATTCCGAGAGCTGTGTGTTGCCCTGTTTGATTGCCCCGGCGAACATCCGGGAGGCATCACCTTTGTTCCGGGCAACGAACGGAGCCTTGTAGGCTCCGATTTTTCTGTCTCTGATTGCGAACATTTCATTGTTCATTTTCTAGTGTCCTCTGTTTTTGGTTTTTCTGTTTTTTTATTAATCCGATCCTTCTGTTTTGAATGAATCTTTCCCATACTTGCTGTTTTGTTTTTTTTGGTAGTTTTTTTATTTTTTCCTTTCTGTTAATTTTTATTTTTTCCAACCCTTCCGGGTTCTCCGCCTCATACAATCCGTCGTAATAACGCGGAGGCCTCATTAGTCTGTTTTTCAGTTCGACTCTATCATGATTATATATATCGGTTTTGAATCTGTCAAAGTAATTTTTTCCTATCCCCGGCCGCCGACTCATGGTTGTGTATTCCGGGAGTCTGCCATCATAGTGTTCATCGGCATCTTCTCCCGTTATTTTTTTTAGGATGTAACGCGCCACATAGGCCGCACTTTCATAGGTTACTTCACCTATAACGCAGTATCCATGTCCCCACACCCTTTCAAGGGTTTCTGATGTGTAAAGCCTGACACCCCGTTTGATTTTCCATAACACCTTATCCGCGAAGTCAAGACCGAATAGACACGCGTGGTGATGAGGTCTTCCGAGTTTTTCCCCGTATTCTCCTGCATGGAAAAACCTAACCTTATCAGTCCTGGTGGTGATCTTTCGCGGTTGTTTTAATACCTTTGCCCGTTTCTTATCTGTCAATATCTCCTTTCGGAGCCTCTTCATAAATAACACATATTCCCTTTTGTTAAGGGAACCTTTCGGGCAATACTTTTCCAATTCTTCAGGTGAATAGGTCAGGGTTACAAAGCAATTTACATCGTGAGTATTGGCCTCGTGAACGCACCGGATCGCCCACATACGCGACCGAGCCAATTTACACTCTATACAGGTTCCACAGGGGAGCTTGAGCATCTCCCCCGGATGCCCCTCTTCCTTATCAAATACAATAGGCCAGCGCCCGTCAGAGCGCTGACCTTTTCTGTCTCTCCACGCCGTGATGGGATGCAAGCAGCTCACATCCGCCACCCCCCACGCATCGGCATGGTCTTCAGGTTTGCCAATTGAGTACCCGCGCCACGGCGGAAACTTTTCTTGCTCCGCCGGCGCGACATCTTTTGTCGCCGCATCACCATCACCTCCTTTACTTGTTTAAGAATGGTAGTATAAGTGGAGCTGTTGACCCACCTATAAGTGACTCCCGGAGCTTTCCGGTTTTGTAGAGCTTTCGCCCACCCTCGGATTTGTAGAACTTCCAATCCTCCTGAAGCCTCGGCTCCTGAGTCTTCATGTAGAAATAGTGGGCGTCTTCCATTTTTTTCTTCGCATTGGTCAACGCGGTTTCCGCCAGTTCCCGGCCTTTTCTTACACCGAGTAGCTCCATCTCCTTTGTAAGCATCGCCGTTCTCACGGACTCTGTTATGTTCTCCTGCAGAACCTTTTTTGACATGGCAGAGTTAAGCTCTGCCTGACTTTGCTTGTTCAGGATCTCCGCGTCGATCCCCAACATCTGTTTTTCGTTGAGCTGTTTCGTTTGCGCAAGCTCCTGCCGCCGCGCCATTGTCATGGCAAGACCCTTTACAGGATTTTCCGGTGTGAACATCGCGCCAACAGGCGCGGTTGCCCCGTGACCTCCTGCAGATAGAATCGGGTTCAGACCCGCCGCTTTTAAGTCCTTCACTTCCCTCTGATGGGCGGTATCTGACATCCTTTCCTGAAACCTCATTTGCTTGTTGGCCGATCTTGCACCAAAAGCAGATGATATAAGACTTCCGGCCGCTTCAATACCCGCGCCGGCAAGCATTGCCGTACCAACTGGTATAGGCATGGTTTTTTCCTTTGAATTGAGAGGGGGGACGCGCCCCCCCTCCCGTTTAGAAGTGGTCGATCAAGCCGGGAACAGAGTAAACCGGCATGGGTCGCGCACACTTCAGGTCGAAGTAAGAGTCAAAGATGAACTGCGGCGCTTCCCTCTCTCCGACCGCAATACAGCGGTCGAGTGGCGTGTTGTCCACGATGAACTCATCGTTGAGAACCGGCAGGGTAGCAAACTCCTCTGCCAAGTGCCACACATCGAGCGAGGTGGCATAGGTTGACCTGAACGCGCCAGTGATCTGCGAAGGCTTGTACCTGTACTCGGCGTATCGCTCCTGGTATCCGAAAACAAGGTTGTCCGCGGCAAGACCCTGCGCGAAGATTTCCTTGTTGAGCACTTCCTGCTCCCCGAGATTTGCGAGAGACGGCCAGTAGTAGTCATAACGCGTCTGCCGCGACCACATCCTGTTGAGACCCTGTTGGTATGTAATGTCCGCCCGGACATTGACCAGTCCGATGATGATGCAGTGCTCCGTAAAGCTCTTGTTGAACCCTCCGCCGGTTCCCGAGCAGGTCCCATAGGCCGCAAGGGAACCCATTGAGGTCGAAGTCGGAGTCCCGCCCGAGAAAGTGGTCGGGGCCGTCTGCTGAACAGGATTGATATTGATCCGGTAGCTCCCGCCACCGAGATATTCCGGCCGCTGTAAACGAGCGTCCGGTGACACGACACCAAAATGTGAGCGGATGATTTCGGTATACCGCGTTCCGCCTCGCGCGTCGCGCTCGAGCATCCGCTGAAGCTGAAACGCCTCCCGGAGTGCGTTGATGGTTGTGGCCGTGGCGTCACTCATGAGAGCCAATAGTCCCGACTTATCCGGGTTTTGTGAAACACCCACGCCCACGCCGGAAAGGCTCTGAACCCCCTGATTGAAGACAGTCGCATCGACCACATGCTCGCTGTATGTCGGGGAATTGTTCAACCCGATATCGTTGAAAGCCGTGAGGTCATTGACCCACAGCTGTCCCTCGGTGACCGTATGCGGGGAGTCTTTCTTGGCCGCAATAACGCCAAGAACATTCCCATTTCCGACAACCGGCACATCCTCGCC